TCCTCCCATCATATTTAAAACGCCACCACCTTGTAAAGTAGCTCCTGTTATTTCATCTCTAGTAGCTGAATCAGCTGCATTACTATATGCGTCACCACCACCAGTATAAGCAACAGTTGTAGGTTGGATATTATCAAATTCTGAAGTATCATCTGGAGCTGATATTTCTTGAGCAGTTTGATACCATTGGTCAACAATAATTGTATCAGTAATAGATTTAAAAAATACTTTATCTATATATCCATACCATTGACTAACATTCGTATTTTCAAAGTTACCATCACATATTCTTAAATTTCCATCTGCCGCATAAAAAACATCTTTACGAGTTCCTCCAGCTACATTAGTCATTCCAGTAATAGGAGAACCCCATGAATCACTTCCCATATCATATGCCATTATAGTCCCAGTATCATCTGAATCAGAAAATGCTAAATAATTTGCTCCAGTCGTAGGAATATCAGATATTGTATAAGCATCATTAGCGACGTCATCCCAACTATTATCAGAACCACCACTTAAGGAAGCAACTATTACATATGTAGCATTATTATCAGTAATAACTCCAGAACTACCATCAGTAGTATTATTTATTGTAGCCCCAATTAAAGCATCAAGTGGAAAACTGCCTGAGCCATCTATCATAGCAGTATCACTGTCTCCTCCAGTATGAGTGCCACTATAATCTGCTGAAATAACATTAGCTGCTGTTCTATCACTATTCCATGCATACAAACCATAACCGGGAGTTATCTCGTTAGTATGAGCTATTGAGCCAACTCCAGCCTCAGAAGAATGAGACACTGACCCTCCAATAGTTCTAATTTTACCTAACTCATCTACCATCACATCTGTAGCTGCAGATAATTCATTCTCAGCAATATCTCTTGGGTCTGAGTTACTATTCAGCCCACCATGAAACTTATCTATTTTATAAACTTGTTTAGGCATTAAATCCCCAGTACATATTCAAGTGAGCTAGTTCCGCTAGCAGACTTAGCATAAATTGTGTTTACCGCTATACTGTCTGCCTTAAAACATAAGGCATTGCCAACAGATAGCTTAAATAAATAATTAGAACCACTATCGTTGCTTAAGAGTATAGCGTTAGAACCAGCGTTTTTGAAGTAAGCAAAAACTAGAGCCGCGCTAGAGGTGTTCAATTGCTCTCCGGAGGTAGTTAGCCCTTCCCCTAATTCCCATTTTTTATCAGTAATTAAATTCCACGTTTCGTGAGCATTATCCCAATTCTTAGAAACGTTATACCACTTGTCATCCACCTGACTCGCTGTAATATCTATAAAGCTAGAGCATCCATAAGATTTTTTCACATCAGAATCAATAACATTCTCTGTAGTCGCTCCATAGCTCTTTGTAAACTCCTCGAATACTATACTAGTAGGTGTTACCGAATTTAAATTATAAGGTATAACCTGCGTATTGTATTGGATTCTCCTTGCAACTGCACTCATTGTGCTACTATATACTCTATGTTAGTCGTCGCTGTCCCAGTACCAGTCTTTACTTTGATATTGGCTGATGAAACAGAATCTACTTCTGTTGAAAAAACATCGTTCTTAGAAATTTTAGTTTTATAATTACTACCATCAAGAGCCAGAAAAGCGTCGTTGCCTGTTTTATTCTTTATCATAATATAAATAATTGTAACTCCACCTGTATTTAAAACAGCACCAGTAGCGGTAATCTCTTTATTACTAGAAAAAAAACTGGAATGCTGAGTATCTGCAATATCTACGGTATTTTTACCGGACAATCGCTTTCCTATGTCACTATCGTTATAATAATGAGCTTGAGCGGTAATGTATTCAGTCGGATGAACCATAACTTTTGTTACGATTTTTTTATTAGGCATTAGTTGGCAATCAAGACTTGCAACGATTCTTTGAATTTCGTATCAAGTCTAACGTATTGGTCTTGATACCAAGTATACTCCTTTGTGTATCTCTCCACTTGAGCTGAGTATTTTTGGACATCGGTTGAGTATTCGTTTATTACCGCGCTTACTTCAGCTGAGTATCTCTGAATATCTGCTCCGAATTTATTCACCTCTTGGCTATAATCCTGGATTGACGCTTCTAAAGTTTTAGCAGCATTTGAAATATTGACATTGGTACTTTGAGACATCTTTTCTACAGCAGCTCCAGTACTTTCTCTCATTTTAGAAATAGAAGCGTTAACATCATTGGACGCATTTGCGACAGAAGCTTGCGTCTGGCTTGCTATCGAAGCGTTCCTAATCGAGACATCATTAGCAGCATTAGCAACCGACGCTTGAGTCGCATCTCCGGCAGTAGCTATGCTGGCTTGCGTTAGGTTTCTAGCGTCTTCAATTAGCGCTTGCATTGCGCTTCTAGCACTATTTGCCTCAGCATTGAACGCCTCTATATAAGTCTTTATTTTTGCGACCTGCGAAGCGGCCAATTCAGAATCTTCCTCATCTTCGATAAAGTGTGATAGCGTTGCGAACCACTGGTCAACCTCTATTGAGTTACCATCGTAATCGTCTATAACGTTCTCAGCATCTAATTTTGTAACCGAAGTTATCGAAGTTGCTGTTCCGCCGACATCCGGTTTTGTATAAGATGAAGCACCCGAACCTGTAGAAGCTGTCCCGCTCGCATTCGAAGGTCCTGCGGTCTCATTTATCCCGGCAGCATCTGTAGGTCCAACCGTAATTGCATCCTGCGCCGCAGAAACGGCATCACCAAGAGAAGCGTTTGAAAAAGATATAGTAGGGTTGCTGGGAGTCGAAGGGATTGCAATGTCACTTAGCACGATTACCGGCTCAGAGGGCATAGAGTCTTTTACTCTCGCCATTAAATATTGACACGCTTTTGCGCTAGCACCAACAACAACTACGTCCTCCATACTATCAGGGAAGGAATCAGGAGTGTCAGTAATGTCGGAGGCGCTTGCAACTACAGTCGGGAAAATTACACTTTCAACTCTAAAAGCATTTGGACTTACTCCGGGCGTTGGGAATACATAAATAGAGCTATTCTTAATAATGTAGATAGGAGATTCTACGCTAGCGGAAAACATACTATTAGAGTCCTGAGCTTTTCTAAAATATTTAACAGGCAATTCCCTACATTCAACGTATTCGCCATTTGTCCCGCGCTCCCTTATAACGCTAACTATTCTATGATTAGCGATATTTGTAGAGTTATTTGTTATATCTCCAGATTCTTGCGTAAATCCTTTAATCTTATCGTCTGGTATTGCTCTTATGACTTCTGCTGCTGTATCAGTTAGCGCGTCACCTAAGAAAGTATCGTCACCTACTGCTCCAACGTAATCTTCTATTCTTACTTTAAATGTACTCATTAGAAAATAAAATCCTGTAATGGTGGTGGTATAATGTCTGGTTTAGCCTCTCTTGAATTTCTTGTCTCTATGAATTCTTTTTCTATCTTCTCCGCTATCCCATAATGTCCGCTACCAATTTGCATCTGGCTATCTAAGAGTAGAAAGTGCGCCAATGCATAATGCACACAAGCTGGAATAAGTTGAGCAGGCAAATCGACCCCATCCGTGACTGCATTCTTCGGCATAGGGGTTGCATAGTAATAAACTTTCAATGTACTTCCAGAATCTGGTGTTTTAGTTAAGGTTAGCTTAATCCCGCCCAGAGTCCAAGTCCCGACGCTACCATAAGCTGTGCCGTAAGCGGCGCCTTTTACAGGGATGCTAAATGCGCTAGCGCTCGTGACCGTGATACTATGTACAACGTCATTCACCTCGCTCTTAGCTCCGGTGGCAGAAAGCAAACCGACTATATCGGTAATTTTCACTCTATCTCCAGTCTCTAGTCCGTGGGCCGAGCTTGTCACTACAATCGGATTTGCGCTTGTTGCTCCGGTAATGCTTCCGGTGCTTGCGCTCTCTTCACTAACAAAATATCCAATATTCTGAATAGTGTCCTCATCTATTCCTTCTGCATATCTTTTTTCACTAACGTAGGGAACGGTCTTACTGTCGTTACTCCCAATCATCGCTACCTTGTAAATCCGCATGCTAGCGTCTTCATTACTCAAAGTATAAACATTCGTCGTACTAGTGGAGAAGGTCTGTGAATTTCTTTTCCTCAGAACTCTAGCTCCAACCTCTTGCACCTTATTATCAAAGAAGCTAGCGATTAAAGGCTCTGTAATTGGGAAGCCTAGCGCTGCTTTGCTTAAACCCGCTTCAATCATTTCATACGCTTCTTGGTATCTCATTATGCTTCGCTTCCTGCTAGTTTTTTAAATTTATTATTTTCTTCTTTAGTCATATCAAATCTTTAGTAAAAGGGGGCAGGTTTAATTACCCCCTTTAAACTGTTTACTTAAACAAGCTTCATTATTGCATGAGTTTGTTCTTGGCGAATTTCAGCACCTGCTTCAACTAGCCATTCGTCTGTTTGACCGTCACTACCATCTTGAACGATATCTCTGCGAAGCTGAAAATCAGATTCGGCTAAGATACGCGTGTCAAAATTGTTAAAGTCTACAGCTACTGCGTAGTCTTCGTAAGCGCCTTTCAAGAAAGGATGAGGAACGAAGTTCAATGTGCCTACTGGCCCCATGTAACTCATTACTCTTAACCCAGCTCGTTCTTCTTCGCCCATCATGGCGTTAAGATTACTTGTAGAGTTCGCTCTAACCATTGCTGTAAGTTTTAGCAACCATTTATTGGATGCAAAAACCGTTTTTTCCATTGAACCATCGATGGTATCTTGGAAAATATGCTCAACAACAGCGTCAAACAACGCAAGTGTTCCAGATGAGTTATTCAACTGTAACGAAGAATCAACATCAGCGTTATTAGTTTGAATAATACCAGCCGTTCCACCAACACCCAAACCTGCGAAGGTTCTTTTAGGGTTAGCAGAAGTAGCATCTAGGCTAATTGCACCATTAAAAAGCATAGCGTATTCTACGTTAGCTTTAATCTGGGCTAGCTTACGAGCTTGCAACCTTGCAAGTTCTGGTCCACCGTATTGGTCGGAAACTCTAGCGGTACGAGTAATCGTATAGGGTTCGCGAAAGATTTGCGTACAATTCTTTAATCTACGAACTTTTTTACGAGTCTCAGAACCAACAGCAGCGCCTTCAGCATACTCACCATTACCACCAGCTACCATGAAATAATCAGCATCAGCAAAGGCGACTTCGCCAAAGCCCATCGGGTCATTTCCATAGTAAGTAGTTGCTACAGCATTGTCATAAAACTGACCCGCTGTTGCAACGTAGGTTAAGGTAAGAACACCGGCTGCATCGGCTGTAATCATGTCCGTACTATCAGCAACTGCTTCAACGTTATAAGCATTTAACGAAGCATGCTTATGAGCGCTTAAGAATTGAACATGTTTATCCGTTGGACTAGCTAGGTTTACATCTTTACCGATTGCAACACATATAAAATGAGTTACAGCGGTTGTTAAAGCAGCAGAACCACCAGCTACAGTAGCTGTATAGATTCCACCAACTTCAAATGCCTCAACTTGAGCTTGTCTTCGGAATTTAACAATAGCATTATCACCATTGATTCCAGCGGTTGCGGTATCGGTTACATCCGAACTTGTTATTTCGGTTTTTACGCTTCTTTTAATGAAATACTCGTCTTCCATCCATTCAAAAATCGGTACAGGAGTTCCTACTGTGCCTGTACGACCTGAAATGGATAGCAAAGGTGTTACAGATTCATTGTAATAATAAATCTTTGGACCTAATTCGAGTACTTGTCTTTGTGTGCCGTCGCTGAATTGTCCAGCGGTTCCGGCTCCATATGTATATGCCATTTGACATACTCCTTTATTTAGGGTTATTTTTTGCTAAATTGCAATATTCCCTTCATAAAGTCATCTAATTCTTTATCTTGAGGTTTCTTGGCGGGAGTAGAGTTGCCTTCGACTGAAGCGCCACTCTGAACTCTTTCCATTTCCAAAACCTTATTTTGACTAGCCTTTTCTTTTTCTGAAGGAGAATTTGCACTTTCTTGTTTTCCGTTCAGAACCTTCCACACCTTAACCATATTAGAAGTTGTTACATTTTCAGGACTTTTCATAAAACCATAGTATGATTGTATTTCTTCTTCCGTCATACCTAACGACTTAAGTTCAGTTACTTCAGCTTCACGTGCTTTTACTTGACTCTCTTTTTGCCTTACGCCTTCAAATTGATTCATTGCTTTTTTAGCGCCTTGGTCAATCAACCATTGGTCATATTCCTGCCGCCAGACTTGCGAAGATGAGCCATCGCTGGCTTCTTCTAGTATTTCATAATCTTCCGGCTTTTGAGGAGAACCACCAGCTTCTTGCTTGTCGGCTTCTACTTGCAACTTTTCTACAATATGAGGGTTTTTCTGCAACCAAGAGTCGATTACGTCGAGCTTTTCATATTTTGAACTTTTATCACGAAGTTCGCCTTCGGCTCTATCTTTTGCACTTTGTATGTTTTTATATGCATCAGCGAGCTTACCTCGACCTTCTTCGGTATCTTCAAACTTATTATCAATAAGCCATTTTTTAACTTCTTCTACAGCTATTTCTTCCTTTTGAGTTATCTCTGCTTGTTCTTCCTTAGAAAGCTCAATGGGTTCTTCTGCTTTAGATTCTATTTCGTTTTTCACATTCGCCTCTTTAGAGCTAGTTGGGCCTTCGTTAAACGTATTTAACATGCCAATCAAGTTATCTTTCTTAGGTTCCTGTGTACTTGTCGTATTCTTAGACATTCGATGCTCCTTTTTCTTTTGGTTATCCTAATCCGACTTGTTCTTCAAATGGACTAGAAGCCGTTCCTTCTGAGTTAACCGTGCTTCTTAAGTCAGCTAAATCAATAGCTGTTTTATCTGTCATCTCTTTCTGTTTTCTTTCCTCGTTCTTCGCTGTTGCCCTTAAGTTACTTACAGCTTGCTGTACGGGCTTTGTTGCTTCGGAGACTTCTGCTCGCATTTTTGAATGGAACAGCTCCCTTTCTCGCGTCTGCAAATCTCCGCTTACACCTTTCAACTGCTGTGACAACTGTTGATTCTGAGCCTTTAATTGTTCTATCTCGCTCAATCTGGAAATCAACGCAGCTTTATCTACATCACCCTGCAAGCCCATGATTACCTGAGTCTTGTCATAGATACCAACTTGTAACAGTTGTATATCTTTAGCCAAGTCCGCGGTAGGACTCTTCGAGCGAGTACTTCCGATTACAACTCTTATGTCTACTTCTGCCGTTGTAACATCGTACATTCTTTCAATCGCCATTGTGTAATCGTTTATTACAGGGACATTAATCTTTAGTTCTTTTTCAATACCTAAAGGATTTATGACTCTTAAAATTCTTTCTTTGTCATATACATAGGGGATGTACTTAGATATAAGCCTACCTATATGCGTGAGCATATCGTATGCAGGTAATATCTTCCAGTTTTGTTTTCTAGAAGAAGATTCGTCTAATATCTTTGCTTCTCCAAATGTGCCAACCGCCCCAGCCGGGTTTCCTTGTTGGAATTTATAAGCACCAAATACTGTCTCTATATCCGTTTCATATCTTTGCTTCTCTAAGTAGAGCTGGGAACTTATAGCAGGCGGGGATAATTCTTTAATCTTACCTTCCCTTAATGCTGACGGGTTCGCTCTTATAATAGCGTTAGGAACAAACCACTTCTCAAGCTCTTCCGGGTCAATTGCGCCATCTTCATAAATCAATTTAAAACTGGCTGTACTAGTGGCGTGAGATATAAGTAATGCCTCGGTTCTGTTTAACATTCTTTGCGGAGTCTTTGCATGCCTGACATCGCCAGCGGGATATGGGTTCCCATTATGCTCATTGCAAGCAGGAACAATGGGATAGTCTTCTAATGGTAAGACAATATCATATATCATCGCATCGCCGATAACAAAGCTTTCCCTTACTCTTGTAATGAATATCTTTTCTTCTTCTACTTGATTTTCGGCAATATAAGCCTTATATCTTTTGGTCGCCTTAAACTCATCGTATTCTTTTTTATTAAAGCTTTTCTGTCTGCTGGTCAGTTTGTCTGTCAAAAGAATCTGTTCTTCGCTTACCTTGGACCATCGTATAAACCTTCTAACCTTCCCTTGTCTAGCATCATTTACATCGCTTCTTCTTATTATATCGTCTCTATTGTATTTAGAGGTCGGGTATTCGTCATCCCTATAATCTTCATGAGCGTCTTCTATCTCGGCAGCATGCTCGGGGAACATTACCTTCATAGAAGTCTTCGTGCTAGTATCTGAGAGTATTATGGAAGATGCATCCCTAAAGAACGGGTCTGTTGAATTTGGGTCAACGTACACATTCTCAGGGGCAACTCTTTTTACCTTTATGCCACCTCTGCCCTGCTCTGACTGCCAGTCTGGGTAGACATACATGTAGCCTACACCCTTGACTGTATAGTCTTTTACAATTGAACGGAAATGCCTATCTCCATCTGATTCGTACCAGATTTTATCTAATAATTTATTGTATACAAACGCAACTTCAGAGTCTGTTTTTCCCGTAGGTCTTACATCCCATTCCGGACTAGAACCAGCGACATTGGACAGCACTTGCTCGACGGCTGGTCTAATTTTATTATTCGCCTCAGGTGGTTGACCAACGCCTACTAAATACTCTTTTTGCGCTCTTGTTAATTGTAAACCTAAATAAAACTCTTCGTCTTCTGACATTTGGTACTTATGTTCATCTGCCGAGGATTGGAAGTAAACGTACTCATCACTAATGTCAGACGCAGATATTTCATCAAGTTTGATGTTTTTTAAATTTATCATGCTACCGTATATTACTCATTATTGTCTATATTATGCAAATACACTTTGTCCTGTTTCCCAATCTATTCCCTTAAATGGAGAATACCCTCTATATGGAGCGCCGTCCTCATCATAACCGTGTCTAGGTGCGTAGATATCGTCAATCGCCCATCTTAAAGCGTCTAAAGTGTCTTTTTTAAAACTTCCATGTTCTTTGAAATTCAAAAGTTCCTGTTCCAACTCCCAATGCTCATCCTTTATACACATAGCGTTACTTGCGAAATAAGGTTGTAATTGTTTTATCCTATAGTACTTACTTTTGATTGCTTTCTTAGGCATCACATTGTAAAACTTCCCAGTCCGCTTGGACTCGCGCATCATATAATCGGAAAGCATAACATGCCCAGTCTCCTCTATGTTTACGAGTTTTGGCTTGTAATGTTCTATCATTTCGGTTAACTTATCAGCTAAATCCATTGGCGCCATTTGACCTCGATGGTAGTCAATTACATAAATATTGTTCTCAGAGTCTACTCCTACAACCATAATAACTGAAAAGTCAGCTTTTATATTCTCACTTGAAGCCGGGTCGACTCCTATAAAGACATTGACGGGGATTTCCCAAGTCTCATCTTCAACGTCGCGTATAATAATAGAGAAATCATCGCTATTTTTAAAATGTCCCTCCCAATAGTTAATGTTTTCTTTTTTAAACACTCGAAAACTGTCATCCATTGGTATATTCTGGTATTCTTGGTAGAAATAAGCAACATCACCCTCAGATACCAACCTGTCTCGCTCGGCGATAAGCCAGTCGTACGGCCTATAGTCTTCCCACAATACCTTGGGTTTATCATTTTTATCTAGAATCTCCTTGCCACTTGCCGTAAACTTCCCAATCGGGTTATCCTGTAGGATAGCTTGGTAGAATAAACTATCCCAACCTTTTATTTTACGTACACCGTTCTTATCATAAGCTAAATGACCTGCAATTCTATTTAAATAAGACTCTTCGTCTACGATTGTCCCTATAAATATAAGTTTTGAGTCACCAGAACCGGCAATAACCGCACCATTTAGCCATTGTCTAAATTGGTCGCGTAATGTTTGCGTCGCTGTATTTCTTTCGCCCTCTCCATCATCAATCACCGTAAGCGTTGGTCTGTAGGCTCCGTATTTTAGTCCACGAACCTTCTGACCTGTACCACGAATAAGCACTTTACAATAACTATTTGGTATGCCATTGTCGTCAAAGCCTGCTACAAATTCTTTTTCCTCTTTGCCCCAATTCCGACCCTTTCTATCTCCAAAAAAATACTGCAATTTTTCATTGAACTCTATTTCATTCCCAATAGTTTCTAAATAAAATTTTGATTGCTTTTCTGATTCTGATATTAAAAGAATAAATTTCTCTTCATCGAACAGAATACGGTGTAATGGGTAGACTAAGTTGATTAAGGTTGATTTGGCGTGTCCACGAGGCGCTACTACTGCCAATTTTGAACCTACCTTTAGATTCAGCAGCTTAGATACAATCTCCTTATGAAACTCTGGAGACTTTTTTCTGATGTGGTAATGCATAGGAAGCTCTGGGTCGCCTAGTATGAATTTGGCAAAAAAGAATATATCTAAGTACATTCTTTTCATTAAATCTTCACGTTCTTCTATTGTATAAGACAGTTCCAATGTTACGCCTTGTTCTTTATCCTTAGGATTTGAGCGGACAAATATACGCAAGCATCTAGCAATTCTTCTAACGCTTCTTGCGTAAAATTCCGGCTGTCGTGTATAGGTACGTCTTGATTATACTTGGCTTGCCCTAAATCAAGCCTGTCTGAAATCATTTTTTTGATTTCCTCATTAATCCCTTGCACTTTTTTATTCGTTTTTTCCTCTTTGATTTTCGGCCTCCCTCTAAAGTTGTCATAAGACGAGACGAGCCGTCTGTGAACTTCATTTGATTTGTTGATAAGTATTTAGGCATCTGCTGTTCCTACGACATATTTTTCATAAACATCCAATCTTTCACTAAGAGAATCCACCTGCTGAACCATACTTAGAATCAAGGCAGACACATTAGGCTCTACAAACGTTTCTTTACCATCAAGCATAACAATGCCTGTGTAAGAATCGTCAATCTCCAGTGTAATCGTCGCCTTGGGTATCTTCCGCGTCAATAACACCTTGTATTCCTTTATTCTTTACAACATTCATTAGGCGACCAATGTCTTTGTCAGATAACTTTTGTCTTGCTTCTGACAATAACTTCTTATCCCCATCTGATATCATAATAATGTTTTGGGTCTTCTCTTCTTTTTCTTTCCTTGTATGCCCTAGTAGCTCAGATACGCGATTAAGCGCATTAAGCTTTGCATTTGGAGGGGAACTATCAATTATATCTCGATATTTGCTGGCAATCCAGTTGTCATCCATCCCATGTTCTAGCAATGTCTCTCTTATGTTCACGCTAATCCTATCAGAGATATATTTTTTTCGTAAAATTCTAACACCTCGCCTAAGCGCTTGTTTGGGATTGTTGTCACTAAAGGCGCTCGTGTATGCGTCGACGATTGAGGCGGAATTAAACTTTCCGTTCTTGTCCAGTTCTCCAAATTTAGAGATGTAGTCTGCAAACTGTTTTTGTAATACAGTTGCTGGGACGTTTCTAACATACTGCTTATAGATGAGGTCGTTTCCGGACCAATCTTTTTGCCGCTTGGCGTAGACTTTAGCATAATAGGTTGGGGTCTCTCC